CACAGCCAGTTTGGATGGCACGTCATCTCAGCGGAGGCGCTACCGTAGGCGTTGTCAGCCCGTGTGTCGACGCAAAGAACACTCCCCCGAGTATTCTCCGCAAAAGCTATCGCGCTTCTTCCCTGCCACGTTCCAACCTCAGCGATGGCCTTTGACTTTGTGGCAAGCTCGGCCAGATAGGTCAACTCGCTTTCAGCCATGAATCCTTCCGTTGCTAGTGCTCGTTCAATGTTCATGTTGTCCTTAGAATCGACGGTGGTAATCCCATCCCCATCGAATATTCTTCTGGGAGATACCTCCAAGACTTTCTTTTAGCTACGGCCCAAATCGTGGGGTGAGGAGAGTTAAACCGAGATGCAATCTCGGGTAGTCCTACCCCAGAATCGGCGAGTCTCCTGATTTCCAAAACCTTAGACTCGGTAAGCGTAGCCCGAGAGTGATTTTCTCCATATTCCTTCCTACCCTTGGTTACGCAATCCTCCATGTTATCCTTCTGATCTCCAAGAAAGTGATGATCTGGATTTACACACGGAGGATTATCGCATTTATGCAGGACTCCCAAACCTTCTGGAATTAGCCCATGATGCAACACCCAACTCAAACGATGAGCTAACATTGCATATCTCGGACGGGGACAAACAACCATGACTCCGTAACCGACAGGCTGGCTTCTTCGTGGATTCTGTTTGGCTCCAATCCATAGCCAACACTCACCAACGACCTCAATTTTGGCCAAGAACCTCTCCATGAATACTTCGTGACGATCTAAGATAAACTGGTCATGGGGCATCCTGAGACTCCTATCTCGGTGACTTTTGTCGGGCGCTACAACGCCTGATGCCCTCATTTTACACTACTCCGAAGGATTTTTGAGGTCATACCCATCGACGATTCATAAGCGATTGCTGGCTGGCTAGTAGGCATGGCAATCCCTAACTCTGCCTTTGTGACACACTCCAGCCAATCACGAGCGTCGACTAAATCCTTCTGCGACAACTCATCTGTCCAGACGTGACTCACGTACTCCCCGGCAACGCCTTTGTAGTAGTCGGCTGTCTGTGTGAAGTCCACCTCCTCCATATAGAGAAAGTCGCCGGTCTTTGGAGCGGTGTAGCGCCACACGTTGTCGCGGAGGTGAACTGCATCATCCCAATACGGAGAACCCGGATACGGGGTAATCACCGTAACGTCGAGGTCGTCCGGCTTCGTCTCCAATAGCCAACTACAGGTGTCCATCACCGTCTCAAGAGACTCTCCGGCATGGCCCAAGCTCATCAGCGCCTTCACTTTCAATCCGTGAGTATGGGCAATCTCCATACAGCGGGTGTTTTGGTCGCGGGTGGCCATCTTCTGAATGTTCTTCAAGATGCGGTCAGACCCACTCTCAAAGCCGGTCAGAATCCAGCGGAACCCGGCCTCGTACATGACCTCCGCTTGCTCCTCGTTGAACAGTTCTGATTTGATGAATCCGCGCAACTTCCACTCGATACCCAATTCTTTTGCCAGAGAAGCCATGCCGCGCATCAGTGGGATCATCTCCCGGTTCACGTTCAACTCGTCGTCGAAGAAGTTGATTCCGGTGAAGCCGTAGGTTTGATACAGGTGGCGAACCTCGGCGAGAACGCTGTCAGGCGTCCTTAGCCGGATCTGGCGCAACATGGGAGAATTACGGCCGGAGCAGAACGTGCAGTGGTAGGGGCATCCAAGTTGCCCGATGCAATGCCCCGCCTTGGCGCCGTCGATGCTGTAGTGGTAGCTCTCCATGTCGAGCAGGTGACGCGCCGGCCAGGGTGACTCGCTGAAGTCTTTAGACGACTGCCAAAGGATGCCCTTCGGATCGTCGGCGTCTACCAGTCCCCGCGAGTGAAGCGCCGTAAAGATAGCCTTCTCTCCATCTCCAGCAACGACGGTTCCAAACTCCGCAAGCAAGCCTTCCAGTGCCGATTTAGCTCTTGAATTTCCACGTTTTGCTGCGGCGTGTACGAGTGTTGCATGAGGACCGCCGAGCACGCTTCGTCCACCAATTGCTCTGCGGATTCTAATAGCTGCTGGCAGTTGCGGGGTTGTGGAGGTAAAAGCATAAACGTCAGCATTTCCTTGATATTCCCTAGCAGCTTCTTCATAGTTCGACACTCCGGTTAGATCGAGATGGTCCACCTGTACACCGGCTTGCTCCAGAACCGCCGCGACCTTCAAGATTCCGAGTGAGGGGAATACTCGCTGATCTAGCAAGAAGGGAGACGGCGGCGTGATGAGGCAAATCTTCATTCTCTACAGTGTCTCCCCATTCACTCCCTTAAGGAGACGCAGTTGATGATGTCTGTCGAGGTGATGTTTTGGGCACAACCACGATACCAACAATGGGTGGTTGTAATCTTCGTGATGCCCATGTGATTGAGGATCTCCGCAGACTTCACATGGTTGTCGTTTCATCTTTCCTGACCTGACAGCCCAAGCCAACGATTCTCTAGCCTTAACCTGATTTGTTGGTTTCTTGGATTTGGAGGTTCTCGCCAAAACACACTTTCGGCAGTGTCGAGTCCCACCGGAGATATAGACATTACCCTTCACTAGTTCGTGCCCTCGCTTACATTTAGTCCTTCCTCTCCTGTTCTTTACTTGTTCTTTTGGTGTTGCCCATCGACAGTTTTCCGGGGTATAGTTTCCGTTTACGTCCTCTCTTTCAAGGCTTAACCCATCCGGTTTTTTCCCCATATCGAAAAGAAAATTCTCAAACGATTCCCAACGCTCGCAAACAGATATTCCGCGACCTCCGTAGTTTTTCCACTCGGTGTTATTTTGATTTCCACAGCGAGATCGCATGTTTCTCCATGTTGTATATTCTCGTGTTTTTACTCCACCGCTTGAATTTCCGTGCGTCCTAAACTTTGTTTGGCATACGTAGTGTTTCAAGCATCCGCAACTCCTCGTGATGCCATTGCGTAAATTACCAATAACCACAATTGTCTCTTCCCCGCAGTCGCACAGGCATAGCCATCGAGACTGTCCATGCCTATTGACACCCGCTCGATTACGAGCAACAAGTAGTCCAAACCTCTGACCCTCAAGATCGATAATCTTACCCATTTACCCCATCCTCAAGCCACGCCTTCCACCTCGGCCACAGATTTTCCCAAGTCAACTTGCTCGGCAGTTCCGCCTTAGTTCCGTATGCCGCTTGAATCTTGTCTGCCCAATCTGACGGGGTAGAGACAGGGCGCCGGTTAGCGTAAAACCCCTCTCCATAAAAAGCAACCGGCTTCACTTTGTACTCGTCTGGAAGAAACTCAGCCGCTCCTGCGTAGTCGATATGGATACATGGAACACCACACGCGAGGGACTCAAAAATCGGCAGTCCAAAACCTTCTCCCAGACTCGGCATTATCGTCACATCGCAAGCGCACTGCGCCTCGGCCATCTGTTCGTCTGTAAGCTCCGTGACCGTTGGAACGATCCTTCCCTCCATCCCGTAAGCCTTCGCCAGCCCCATGATGTTCCAGTGCTTGCTAAGAGCGTTTGTGTGAGCCCACAGACCTACGTTGACTCCGCGGCGAAGCAACTCCTGGCACACCTCGAAACAAAGGTTCCAGTCTTTGCGGGCGCTGTTGGTGGCAATCGCTCCGACCAAGAACACGCTGTCGGCCATCAGCATCGGGTTCTCGCCTTCCTTCGGCTCTCCCAAGCCGTTCACCGTCCGCAGGAACGTCTTCCGCATCTCCCTCTTGTCGCGGGGATAGAAGATGTTCGTGTCGGTCCCGTGAGGAAGGTGAGGCACCTTCAAGCCGCACGTATTCTCAACAAGGTCTGAGGCCCACTGGGTATACATCAATGGCCTGTCGAACCCCTTAATTACCATCTCCACTTCCGCCGGCAGCTTCCCGTTCGGGCCTTCCGCATCCACGGGGAAGTATCCCCACCGCTCGAACGGCTTCGTTTTCAGGAAGTCTTTCAAAGTCCCCGGCGCCAACTTCTCGGGATCGGCCAACCAGGGCAACCATGAAGGATTCCAGATGGTCAGAATTATTCCCTTCTCGTCGCCAGCGAAGTCCTTCCAAACCCTCGGAAGATCAGGAACACTCCACGCTTCAAGTCTGGAAATCTGATACTGCGGCCACTTGAAGCGGCTGGAATAGTTCCCCCCGTAGCCCAGTGTTGCCAGCCGGAAGGTGTCCCCCAGGTTCTCGTGGATGCGGACTGCAAGCTCTCGCGTGATCCTGCCAAGCCCTGTTGGGGCCGCAGGGGAGTCGCTAACAAGAAGGAGGGGAATAGGTGCCATCACTTCTCCTTTTCCAGATAAGTGTTGCTAACCAACTTGAGATGGATGCGGCCAAGGTGTTCATGGATGCGCTCGGGGATAGGTCGCACTACAATCCCCTCTCGGCAGTGGTTCGCTCCCGGTATCAAACTTGGTCCGTCTGATAACTTAACGAGCATGTCGAAATCAAACGCTCCACCATAGACCACCGGGACGCGATGATCTGCCGAGATGTATTGAGTCCAGTCGTTGTACTCTCTCCATGCGCTGCCTCTCAGCACGTCAAAAGCTCGGAAGAACACCTCTCCCGGCCCGGCTCCGTACTTGAGACTCTGGACATTTCCAAACACTTCTCCGTAAAGCACGTCACCTGGAAATTGGCGGCAGAACTCCTCAATCCAAGGATTCGTTTTAAGTGCCTTCCACCAAATGTCAGCAGGGTTCGGAGCTTTCCACTCACCGCGGCTTCCGCAATACATCCGATCCTCGGCTTGTGCGAACACGAAACGACTGTTGGCTCCGTGAATCTTCTCGGTTGCTACAACAAGCTCTCTTGGCTCAAATAGGCGCTTATAGCGGTACATTGACTCCACATCATACTTTGGAGCCCAGATGCCGACAGGACCGCCCTCGACCTCGCCACAGCGTTCTCCAGGGATCGGAGGCTCATAGTGGGTAACGCCGAAATGCTCTGCCAAATCGTCGCCTTCTTGCGCTCCATCGGGAGCGGGAAGCAAGAGTCCCATCGAAACCACCCCGCGCAACTTCTTCACGCGGATGCGCTCATGCCCCACTAGAAACTCAAATTCCGGCCGCGCCGAGTCTACAACCGAGTCCGGTTGGACGTAGGCGGCAAGTTGTCCGTCTTGGAATTGGCCTCTGGCTACACAACAGGTAAACCCAAAGATTCGGGCAACATCGAGGCGATCTGCATTGGGATGCGCTTCGATCTGAATACGCACGACTTCTACTTTGTGTGTCTGTGTCCCCATGTACTTCCTCCCCATCTTCCCCCAAAAATCGGGGGTCTATCAAGACCCCCAAGGTCGCGCTTCGCGTTTCGTGGTTTAAGTGTCCGTCCCCAAAGATGGTTTGTCAAGATGACTTCTATGATGATCCCTCCTCAACCACTCCATCTTCATCACCGTCCACCACTGCGGAGTCCCCGGCTGGCCGTTGAACCGTACCAGAACTTCCCCCTCCCGCAACTGACGAACCGGCTTCACTCGACCGTTCGAGATAAGAACCAAATCGTCCTCCTCGAAGATGTCCTCTGTGTCCTTCCAACCCAAAGGCCCCATTGCTGTGATCCTTACTTTTCGCATACCTGCACCTTCTCTCCCTTGCGCTTAACCTCGTAGCGAAGCCGCAGCAACTCATCCGCCCGCGCTGGGGAAATCTCTCCCCGATTCACCATTTTCTCCACTTCCTCGCGGCTGTAGACGGCATCGTTGACCGGCCACTCGCCAAGCAGATAGTGCTTTGCGAAGTACATGGGATCGCGGTACGCCCGCTCTTGCGCAGTCTCGGGAGGCAGTATCTCCGTCTTGACCACCTTCGGCTCCATCCACTTGTCATAGACCCAGTTACTCATCATCTCTCCCTGCATTGACACGCGACAACAACACCTTCTGGCACTCCATCTCGAATGTGAATCGATATCCCGTTGAGCGGGGGCCATAATGCAAGCGAATCGAAAAACAGATTAGTCTTCCTCTCCTCCACATCACACTTGAGTTTCAGGTCGGCGTAGGTCTGTTGGCTCACATCGCAATAGTGACCTCCAAACGCTTCCTTCGCCTTGCGGCCGAAGTCCTCTCGCCATGTAAATAACTCGTCGATCCTTACTTCGCGCATTTCCCCTCCAGTATCTCCCCCGTCTTGCAGCCGGGCTTGTGTTCGATGTTCTGCTGCCACTCGTTCGGGCCACTACACTCTCGGCAGCGGAAGTAGGTAGCGTCTCCAGGCAGTGCCGAAAATGCAATCTCGATATTCTCCGCCGCCGCCTTCTGCTCATCCGTCCGACCGTCGCCGCGGTCGATGCCCATGTAGATCACGATGGCTCCTCCACTTCATCTTCGTCCCAAGCCGGGATGAACGCCAACTCCTTGCGAACTTCAATCGAATCCATCGCGCCTTCGACTTCCTTCCACCCAGTCGTCACCATCTGCGTTATCACCCACCCATCCCGCTCTCCGCTGTACTCGATGGAGATGTCGTTCGCGGCCCTGACGTGCATCAACTCGATCCTGATTGAACTCAAGGGAGCGTCTTTGTAGATGTTGGGGAACCACTCGATTGCGACATCCCCGTTGACTATGATTCGTTCGCTCATCGCGCCTCCTCGTCAAGTAACTCCGTCCCCGGCGGTATAGCTGCACAAGCATCCACGAACACCTTCCGAAGCATTAACTCCATCTTCTCGATCAACAGGCGGTCGATGTACTCATCTTCCTTCGGATTGCGAAACCCGCCTTGGGGAGTTAATTGCCTCCACACGCAGAACGGCTTTCCCTCAATGTGGACTATCAACCAGCGGGCCTCGCCGTAGGCATTCTCCCGCGTTGTGGCGAAACGAAAGTCTTCAAGTTCAAGTTTGATCTTCATGCTGAAACCCTCCCTATCCTCTCCCTGCGGCCCCTGAGCGCCCGGCGCCAGTTCGGTCTAGCCTCGGCCCAGTAATCGCAATGGCGGGCCTTCGCGGTCTTCGGAGCGTGCATCCAGCCGAAGATTCCTCCCGTGCGGCCCCAGACCCTCTTAAATACCCCCGCCGGCTGGTGAACGTCGGGCATCCAACCCTCGCGGGTATCCGGCACAATCTTCTCTCCGCAGTATCGGCAGGTAATCATCGTGACTCCAAATTTTGGAGTTGAGACTCACTTCCATCGGGATTCAACTTCCACCTGATCCCCGTTGCCTCTTCCATTACGGCCTTCGCCCAGGGGAGCATCTCCTGTTTCTCTATCAACTCCCCAGCACTGAACTCAGTCACCTGAGTTCCATCGGCCGTGAACCCTGCCAACTCCTCAGCATGTCCGGCCCTCCGCTGGTACCGCACGTAGATCGGCCCAAGAATACGCTGCATCTCGTCCCAGCCGCCGTACTGTCTTCCGTTACTCATACCCTCACCGCCTCATTCTCAGACTTCCACTCCATCGGCGTGATCGCACCACGGTCGTTGAACGCGTGGAATAGATAACTCGGCCCTTCGGTCATCCGCCAGCATCCAAGGCTTCCAAGGTAGTTGATGATCTCCAAAGCCTCCACCCAGGTAAACGAGGCCCCGTTCCAGCACCAGTTTCCATACCACTCACGGTACGCAAGCGACGGCCATTCCCGGTCACCAATCTTCACCGTCCCATAGCCGCCGCGCATTGGGAAGCCGAAGGAGATGATCGATTCATGATCGCCCTCGAATTCTATATGCAGCGACCCAGCATCAAGGTCCATCCGGTCGAAGATACCTACAAACTCCCCGTTGTCGGGGTTGTTGCAGGCGAAGTTCAAAGTAATTGCCATTCTAATTTCTCCTCTCCTAGTCCTAGCTTCTCCGGTCTGTATCCTGCCTCGACCCATGCTTCCCACGGCACCCCATTAGGCCACGCTAGATCATTCGGCCTCGGCTTGTCGTAGGCCCCAATGACCCACCGCTGGAATCCCATCGACTCTTGAGTGCGAACAAACGGCATCGGATACGGCCTTGCGCCAAAATCTCTCAGAGCCTTCCGTCTATGCTCCCATGAAGCAATCGTCTCTCCCGGCCAGTATCCACACAACACGTAGACCATGATGTAATCCGGCTTGACGCCGTACTTCACCAGCCGATTCAAGCCGTCGAACAACCTGTCTTCATCTTTCAGGTTGTCCCATGCGGTGTATATCCGCTTCACCTTCATGGAATCGTCTCGGTAATCGACACTCGCAATCGCTTCAGCAGCTTCGTCAGTAAGGAACCGCGCATTGATCCCCTGATTGAAACTTACCTTGAAGCCGCCCTCGCGGATGTCACGGATAACCGCTCCCCATCCCGGCTGGCCGAAGAAATCATTGTCGAGTAAGTGGAGATGCTTCGGGTGCCCCTCTCCACGATAAACGCTGTAGACGTTATTGACGCCCTTCATCTCCGGCTCTTTGACATGGACGCAACAGAACGGGCATTTAAGGCGACAGCCGCGCTGTGTGAAGCCAATGCTGGCCGTGTAGTGAGGGTACAGGGAGTAGTCGAAGTCCCCGGCGCTCTCCCCAACTGTGATGCCATGCTTCTCGATGGAAGTGACCTCAGAACCGACAACAGTACTCAATGGCACCAGTTCACCCTTGCGGGCCGGGTCGACGCCTGTACCGCCGATGATAGCGTTCGGGTAGCAGTGCTTCAATCGCTCTGCCAGGGGAATTGTCTTGCGGAAGATCGCGGACCCATAGACTATATCCGGCTCTTCGCTGTCGAACAGATTGCGCTCGAAGGCCGCTCCATGCCGCAACTCGACCTCGTGCCCCAAGCCGCGATGGTGCGTCGAAATCCGCATCAAGGCGATGTTAGGAAGAGAACCGTCGAGTTGGCATAGAAGAACTTTCATCTGGCTTGTATTACCCCATCTTTCCCACTATGGTACGTTCGCGTATTGCACTACACTAGCTTTTCTTCGCTGCGCTAGGCTTCACATCCGCCACTACGTAGCGGCTGTGGGTCTTTTTCTGCTTATGAATCTGCATCTGTTTCCTGCCTCTGCTTCTGCTTCTGCTTCTGTATTGGCACACACTGGTAACATTCATTGACTGTCAATGACAATCAGTTTGACACTTTCCTCCTGGCTCTTGATTCCTGCATCTTTACCCGGTTGTATTCTCGACGCTCATCTTCGTTGCGCATCTCCCGATACTGCTGATGGCTCACGACATGAAACTGAAATTGACCCTGCTTTACCAGCCGCTTACCATCTTCTTCAGGGTTCCTGCTTCGCGGGTCCGGCTTACAAAGATACTCGATAGCTGCTTCGATTCTTTCGGGTGTTGCCCCGAGAACAACCGCTAAAAGTTGCGGGTTGAGTTCGACGGTGGAGTTCACTGTGTTTGCTATCACATATCCCCACACAGCAAATACATCCGTCCCAGCGCCGAACATCGAACCTGTAAAAGTAGACGAAAAAAATTTACCGTACATCACCCCTCCATCACAAACTTCCTACGACAGAATCGGCATTGAATGATCTTCGGAATTCGGCGAGGCCCAGGTTCAAAAACCAAGCCTCCGCCGATCTGAGCTAAGGGAGTTCCGACTATCGGGAGATTCGCTTCCGCTCCACACTTGGGACATGAGAACATGATGCTCCCAGTCCACTCTGCCGGAGGATCGCCTTGATCGAGAATTCTCCATTCCGCTGTTTTCATCTGTCAAACTTAACACTCGTGTTGACATTTGACAAACGGAAAATTTGGTGTTGACGAATCAGGTCTCATGCTTTATGGTTCCCCCAACCGCCAGTCTCGCCCAACTCCCTCGCTGTAAGTTCCTGCCTAATGTTCTCCCACTTGAAAACCAAATCATCCTCTGTACGCTGGCAACTGCCGGGATGAAACCCGGCTGTGCTAATCTTTTTCGCATGGGGGACAGCATGATTAGACCTGTTGTAATCTATCCAGACGAACGCCTCACCGCTCCTTGCCTGACGGTCAAAACCTTCGACAAATCGCTCCACCGGCTTGTCGACGACCTCTTCGATACCATGTACAGACACAATGGCGTCGGACTGGCCGCTCCGCAGATCGGCGACGGCCGCAGGGTCTTCGTCATGGACGTGAGAGAAGGCAAGGAGCCGCACAACCCACTCTGCTTTATCAACCCTGAACTGCTGGCCGCGACCGGCGCTGCGGATGATGAGGAAGGGTGCTTGTCGGTGCCTGGGCTGTTCCTGATGGTTCGCCGGGCGACTCACATCCACTTCGGCTCTCAGACGCTCTCTGGAGACCGCCACATGGGCTCCCTCCGCGGCCTTGAGGCCAGAGTCTTCCAGCACGAACTCGATCACACCCAGGGCGTCCTCTTCACTCAGCGGGCCACCGCAGAGGAGAGATTGTATGCGTCAATGGAACCCGTCATAGCAGGAAAGCGTTGATGAGAAAGATTCTCGACAGGGGGCGCCGCTTGAGTATCAGAACGTACCGCAGACCGTTACCCTTACCTAACAACTTCGCCAGCCATCCGGAGTTGAGAATCTTCGAGGCTATGCCGTTCGAGGAGGTCTTCGTGGTTTGTGAGACTCCCCTACTGGAGTTCACACAGAAGGATCTTGTGTTCCTTCGGGAATGCGGCATAGACCCATTCAGAGATTGACCGGCGGCCGGAAGATAACGATTGTGTTGCTGAATGTAGGCTTTCCCGTTGCTCCCCCAAAAGCGATGCGGCCTCTGACGAATCTCAACTCCCCATGCAAGAAGTTTGTACCGAGGAGCCGATGAAGTCAATGGGGCTACTGCATGTTGGGATCTTCGATAACCGCTTCGAGGAATATCTTCGAGATTTTGCAGCCCACTTCGTAGCGGCCGTTCCAGAACCTCGCCAGAGCCGGAGAGGACTGCTCCCCATCTTTGGAATAAGCGAACTCAAGCACACGGGCTTTGACGTAGACAAGGAACGGATCAGACACTAAGAACCCATCACCCAGCCCCATCGTCTCCTGGCCGCGCTGCTGGTACACGATCTCCACTGGAGTAGTGTTTGCCTGCACGGGCCAGATCCCGAAGTTCTGCACTCCAATCTTGTCCCGGTAGTAAACCATGGGAGGATTCCCGGTCTCCATCATCCACCTGTAGTCCACTCCGTCGAGATTGCTCTGTGAGGTCTCCCTCAAACCGATGCCAAAGGCGCTTATACGCACCGGGAGCATACAGTCCGAAGGTAGAGCCGTGAACTGCTGCGTTGGCGGCATGGAGATGGCATCGGTGACGTTGTAAACCAACGGTACGGCAAGTAGGAACTCGTTGACGGCGTTGGAGAGGTACTGAAGCATCTCGGCCTGGGTAAAGAATGGATCGCCGGCCGTGTTTTGAACCGGGAAGGTAGCTCCTATGATCGCTTCCCCTGCAATGTGCGGAACAGTGAAGGTAGCCGTGAAAGAGACGCCAGGCACCGTGGCTGTTAACGTGACTACCTCTAAATTGCCTCCAAGCACCCCTACAAGCACTTGGGCGCCTACGTAGAGGCTTGCATCCCATACGTTGACCGTCTGTGAGCCTGCGCCTATGCCACCTGCCGGGATGATGGTATTTACGCACGGCTCGATCAGCCAGAACGCCACATCGGTCAAAATGTCATTGGCGATGAGGGCGCCAACACCTTGCACGGGCATTAGACTACCTCTCTACGATTGACCGCTGCTCGGGCTCCGTAAGTGTTCGTCATAACCAAACTGTCGATTCGGCCTTGGAAGATCGAGAGAGCCTTCATCTGCTCCATATACTCGTTCAAGACGGTGCTGGCCGCTTCCGCTTCCAATCCGAGTTCTTTCGTCCTTAACATCACCGCCGCGTACTCAGGAAAGGCCGACGAGAACTCCTCCTGAAAAGGAACTGCTATCGCCGTCGTGTACGGCCTGGCCGCGGTGGTTGGAGCCACAATGAAGTCCATCACCGCAATCTGTGAGTAGGCCAACTGCGGATAGATTCCAAACTGGGACACCCCGAGAGGAAACCACGCCCTCAACTGATACGCCGGTGCCTCGTTCTCCCACCCTGGTATCACGTCACTCAACCCCTTCAGTGTCGTCTTCCTGATCGGCCACGGCAACCTTAACCGCAGGGCCGCAATCACGCCCGCTGGTATGCCGATGGCTGTGTTGTTCTGGAGGGAGATGAAGGTGGTGTTAGCCGGAAGGGTGACCGGCACATTGATAGCCTGCACGGTCCCTGTTATCAGCGCGGCCTCGAACATTGCATCTACGAGCGCCGGAAGAACCTCGTAAGTCTCATTCCAGAAAACGGGAGGATTTTCTTCTTCTATCCTCCCGAGTACGTCTGGAAGAAGTGTCGCCAGCGTCGTCGCCATTCATACCCACCTTAAATGATCTCAGCCCCAGCGTAGTACGAGTCGCTCGCCGAGCCCGCAATCCATATGTCATCAGTCCTGACCGGATTGAAGGCTATGCTGTTCGTTGCCCTGAAGATGTTCGGCATCGTTCCTGCGGCGACCTTCAAGAGTTTATAGAACGTGTTTCCACCGCCGCCGGCCGTCACCGTATTGTCGGACCCGAGATAGACTTGCCCCGCTCCGCCATCTATAGGTTCAATAATCAACTCTCCAACAGACAGAGACAAACACATGACTGCATTGATCGCGTGAGCGTGCTGTGGAGCATTGCCTTGCGACGTGACTTGCATGGTTGTAGGAGTGAGAATCTTGCTGACCATCAGCGTGTCTTGGTTCGCCGTGTAGGGATCGAATGTGATTCTGTCGCCAACTTGGTAGATGGCCGTGTTCGCTACCTGCGCTATCGCATCCACTCCCGCCTGTGGGATTGGCATAGCCGCTGTCAACTTGTCGCCAAACAACGGCTGTGAAACTCCCGTCAATGCTTGAAGTCCAAAGGTTCTGAACATGGCTATTCGATCTCCTTACTGAAAGACATGGGCGTTTCCCATGACGGCCGCGGCGCCTTACTCCTTGTCGGATTCGTCGCCGGAATGAGAATCCCTTTACGGTCCTCGACCAACACGGACTCGTTACTGCTGTCGTCCCCGTGCCCGAGACAATACCGGCTCTGCCGGCCGCCGCTAAAGTCAACGTCACACGCCTCGTTGAACGGTATGGCGTTCGTGGTCCCCAGGTCCGTCCCCGGCATTGGGAACTGCCTTGACGATGTATCGTGCGTTTCGATCGCGCTTTGGCTTGTCTTTCGTTTCACGGTTACGTCTCCTTCGGCCAATAGGCCGCTTCCCTACCGCTGCCACTCGCCTGATACCCGAGAGCCTTTGTCCATCCGCCCCATCTCGCTTGCCTTACCTATGAACCTTGCAAGCTCGGCATTCATCGGCTCCGGCCGCGAGGATGGTGGAATATCCCAATGTGCATGATCGTTGTGAAAAGCCTGATTCGAGACTCCGAACTGCTTCTCAAGCCGCTGCAAGTGGGCCGCATCCCGAACGTGGATCTTCTCACCGTTGAAGTGGGTCGTGGTGAAGTCCCACAAATTCTTCGCTGAGTTCATTACTGGAGGCCCGGCTCGAAAGCACTCGGGGCAGTAGAATCCTCCCCTCTCAGCCGAGAACACAAACTCCCCACCTTTGCTCTCTGTGTGCCACCGGCATCCGGGGTCCGCACAATACATCTTCTGAAACGGCATCTTGTACTCCTCAGAATGATTATGCGTCCCCGAGGCTATGAGTGCCACTGGATTCTGCTAGGCGTCGTGCGACTGAACCCAAGTTGAACCGGGTCCGAATCCAACGCGGCCCTCTTCCGCCCCGTACCGCCAGGTAACATCTTGTTGGTCAAGCATGTTTGAGGCGTTCTGCATCTGCTCAAGGGTAGAGTAGAACTCTTTCATCTTCTGCCCGGCCACGAGTGGATCGTAGTATTTGCTCTGCCGGCCGCCAAAGAGCTTGGCATCGGCAATGGCTCTCCGCACGAGCACATCTGCACGGATGAAGGATACCGGCGAGTCGTTGTCCAGCATCATGTCTGGTGGCTGAATGTATGCTTCAAAAGGAAACACCTGCGGCTGATAAGGCGTCGGCCACATCTCGATCTGAAATTGTCCGTCGGGAGTCGGTGGAAGCGTTGCGAAGTACGTTGTCCACCCGAGAGATACTCTCCACACATCCCAGGCGTCGATCGTTTCCTGGTTGCCGTTGACTTCGATCGGCCATCCTTGATTTTGGTTCCTCGCGTGAAGGAGATATTTGACGTTGGCGCCGAGCATTGCGTACACGCATTGACATTGGTAGCCCCCTGTCCGAGTGGCGCCACCGTAAGGCGTGTCGATCGTCAACTGCTGAGTGATGGCGTTGACATTGTTGATTGTTCGCCACGGCCCCTGAAAGCCGCCACGGAACTGAAAGCCGATGAGAGAGTTTGTCCAAGCTGTTCCGATGCCTTGAACGATGTTGCTCCCGGTTGTGAGGATGCAAGTCCCAGTCGTGGTGATCTTGGGGATATTGATGTTCCCGCGCACCTTGAGGGCATACCATTGGTAGCTGTCAATCACCTCACGGTAGGCGTCGTTGATGAAACGGCCGGCCCACATCGGGTCTAGGTCTGGGTTCCAAGCGCAGACCTGATTTATCATTTGTCTGAATCCGAGCTGTTGGACGTATGCCTGCGTCCCATTTGGTCCGACTTGATATGGGAACTGCGGATTTTGTGTGATTACAACAGGCATGTCTTACTCCAAATTTTGGACTACCGCGAACGTGTTCTCGATACCGGCAAGGCCCGCTTCACCTTTCCACGCTGCTTCTTCGGCTTCGCTGTCTCGCGCTCAGGAAGAGCCCGCTTCACCGTACCGCCCTTCCAAGTCCTTGCTTCCTCTCGATCGGGAAGCGCCTTCTTGACGGTTCTGGATGCCATTACGACCTCCCCTTTCCGCGACCCTTACTGCTGCGCTTTTTGCCGCGATTGCTCTTCTTCTCCGCCAACCGCTCCGCCTTCTTCAAGAAACCAACGCTGTGCTCCCTGGCTTCGTCTGAGGGCTTCTCGTCCTTCTCGCGCTTCGCCATGACTACCTTCCCTTCGTGCGGCCCTTAGACCGCTTTGACTTTCGCTTCTTTCCAGACTTCTTCACGACACCATTTGCCGCCCGTACTGCGGCACCTTCATCCCCTGTCCTCTCAAGAACCGAGTCGGCCACATGAGCCCACTGCCGCTTATGTTTAGGCAACTTCGCCTTCTTTGTGTGCCTCTTGGCGTCCTTGCTGCCCCACGGCATAGGCTACGACCTCCCTGAAGACTTCCGGCCCTTCTTATTCGTGAGCCTCATCCCAGCCTTCCGCATGACCTTCTCGGCCTTCTTGCGCTTGCTGGCAGGGATTACACGCTCATTCTTGTGGACGATGGCTCGGCCCGTCTTGCGGACCTTGCCACCCTTGCGGTACTGGACCGGACGGATGTTTTGCGAGATCGACGATGCACGGTCGGATTCGTCTTTTCCCATGCTACTCAGGGAACTTCCAATCGCGCCCGCGGTACTCTTCGCCCTGTCGCTCTTGCCTTGTTTTGTTTCACGCTTCGTCTCTGAGACGTGTTCTCCGAGAGAGGGGCCATCGTCGTCGTAGCTGTCAAGCAACTGCATTGGAAGAAACCCGTATGCGTATCCGTACATGACACCCTCCTACAAACGAAAGGCCGCCCGGTAAAGAGCGGCCCCCCGGTAATTGCCCCGAAGGGCTTAGTACCCGAACAAGAAGAACTGAAACACGTACCCCGACAAGTCATAACCGTTGGCTACTTCGTTGTCTGGACCGTTTAGTGATCCATTGCAGTACACCTGCATCTTCTGCGTGTTGGGATTCCAAACAGGCTGGAATCCGCCTTGCCCACCAACCGGGATAAGGGTAAGGATGCGCCAGAGGTCGCAGTTGATGAGTTGCGGCGTGTTGTTGGTATTCGCCGTCTCCCCGCTGATGATTGCGTACCCTCCGGTGGCGTAATCCGAGACGGAATCCGACAGCGACACTAACTCGCCGTTTAGGTTCCCCCAGCTTACATCGCCGTCGGGCTGTTTCGTGATTACGTAACCCATGCTGCCCTCCGGTTAGAAGTTGTCGGACTCGACCATGACATCGCAGTAGTTGGTGCTGACCAACGCTGTGAGTTGCCGGCCGAATGGACGGTAGGTTGGGGCCGTGCCGGCCGCAAGTGAGTTCGCGCTCAGGGTGCCAGCTACCGGGATGATCGAAGATCCGATACCGGGGGCTGATGTGCCTGAAATGTAGGCTCCCTTGAGGTAACCGGCCACCTGCACATACACATACCCGCCAAGCAACTGCGCCAGCGTCAACTTCGGCGCCGAGGCATAGTTGACCATCATAAAGCCGGCCGGGAAGTTCAACCCGAGAGTCGTTCCCCCCAAGGCTTCGGTGGTGATGCCGGTGACCGTGGTAAACGTGTTGTCTGTCCAGTACACAGGCGCCGGAGCATTGGCCGTCTGCCAGTTTGCCAGCGAGAGTGCCGAAGTCGCCAGATACTTCGCCAGTACGTAGACCGCCGGAGAGCCAGCCGGGTTGGAGGCTGACGGGTATCCGTAGGGATTCGTGGAAGTGTATGCCGCGGAATACCCCACGTACCTCTGGCCGAGAACCTGGATTTGCCCGAGTCCCGAATAGGCAGCCACCGCGCCGAGCCCCAAAGATGGGTTGTAGCAGTAGGTGAGTGCGTTCCCGGTGTCGATCTGGATAAGTTGATTCGACGGATTCAAAAATGCCATTGTCTTGTCCTCTCAATCAGGCCGATTACAGGGCCGTGAATGCCTCTCTGAACATCAGGCGAGATGCGGCAACAACCATGTTGCCACCGAACATATACTGTCCGGCCACATCGTCGGTGTTCTGCGCTTCCTTCCAGCCCGTAAATCCAAACTGGTACTTCGGCACATCGGAGACGTACAGGTAGATGTAGTTGGTGTTGAGACCAAACATCGTGTAGGTTCCGCCCAGGACCGAGAGGTACTGGTCAACCACCACCTGCGCACCGTTCCAGTTGAACGACTTGAAGCCAACGTGAACGTCGGAGGTCTCGTCGTTGAACCGTTGCTGCGGCTGGAGCTTGTTCCAGAACGCATCCCACACCGGCTGCGTGGTCGGCAGCATGTCCGGCTTCTCCTGCGCAAACCAACTCGCACCAAAGGCTGTCTGGATTTGAGAAAGGTTAAAGGCCGATGGCGCCGCATAGTAAGAGTTGATGCCAGTGTTCGCTGTGCTGGAGATGTCCGACCGGGTGATGCCACCATAAGTTGCGTAGTTCACGCCGTTGTCAACAGCCGCCGATAAACCATCCAACTCAAGAGTTGAGTTCAGCGTACCCTGGCCGTCACCGAAGACCGAGGTGCCGAGGATCTGGGCCATCGTGCCCGAAGCGTTCACCATCTTCGAGGAGACGTAACTCATCGCGGCTTCTGCGCCGCGGTTGAGAACCTGATCCACACCATACAGCGTGACGTTCACATAGGCGTACTTCAGGTTGAACTGAAGAGCCGTGTCCGTCTGCACTGCCGAGGTGTCAAAGGCTTGGCCGCGCTGGAAGAACCCGCCCTTCAGCGGCGCGTACATGATGTTATGGCGAATGGTCAAGCCGCCGGGAAATGCGAATCTCCGCTTTTTGCGGAGGCGGGTGAATACCGGCGAAGACTTGAACACGTTGTCGGTGATGATCGGAACGATATGATCGTTCGTTTTGCCCGTGAGATCATTCCACGTAAGCATAAGCCCTTTGCTTTCTTCGACTCGGGTTGAGCCCTTGTCGAGCGCCCTATTGGGCCAGAGATGTTTGATTACCGCGGCCTTCGCCGTTGTCGCCCTAGTCTCACAGGCTCGGCCTCTCGGCTTCCCGTTCAACTCATCCCTGCTATCCCTTCAGGCTCCGCATGGACCCATGCTTCCTTGGAGAATTGCAGTTGCGGGAACTCAAGGCGTCCCGCCTGCCTCACCACCTAAAACTTGCCAACACCCCGAAGTTCGGCCGCCGCTGTTCTTGCCGCCGCCATGGTGAGTGATTCAACGTCGCCCTCACCCTCCTTGGCGCTTTGCTCCAACATCTTTTGCAGACTGCCCCTTGCTTCGCCTGTTGGGAAGTGACCCTCGCTGCCGCCGCCCGGCAAACCGCCGCGCTCGGCAATGATCTTGTTCGCCCGCTCCTCAGCCAGCCGCTCAATGTCGGCCGCCGTCTTCTTCTCGCGGACTGTTGGTTCCATGTACTTCTCCACGGCGGTCCTGGGATTGAAGTCCTTCTCCTTCGACATCAGATCGAATACTGCCTTCTGATCTTCGTCGGTGAACTCTTTCCCGGTTTCCTTCTCAAACTTGTTCGCCATGATCGCCATGGACGTTGCGAATCCGGTCGTGAATGGAATCGTATTTTCGTTGAAGTTCTTCTCGAACTCCTTGTACTTGGCGTTGATCGTCTCTTCCACCAACTTCTTTCCCTCGCTGGCGTAGAGGTTTCGATATTGCTCGGCGTTCAGGCTCAAGCCCGATGCCACCACGATTTCCTTCACTCGCTTGTCCAACTCTGCCGGGTCCATCTCGCCTCCAACTGCTGCCTTCTTAGCCGCTTCAAGTTCTGCTGCAAGCCTGGCCTTCTCTTCAGGCCATAACGGTTTCGATTCCTCGTCGATCACCCCTTGCTCTACAAGGGATTCCCAGATCGGAACCTTTTCGTCAGCCCACACCTTCATCTTCTGGTTGTATGCAAGAGCTTCTGTGTATTCCTTCTCTTGCGTCTGCAACTCAGTCAGTTTCCGGCTGTAGTCCGCTTGCCGAAGCCGCCCATCTTTGAACTCGGGGACTTTCTGCACGATGTTGTCAAGGAGCTTGCGTTCATCAGCACTAAGCTGCGCTGCCGATACAATTTCTTCCCACGTTTGGACTGCCATCTAACTTCCTTCCTCGCTTCCCTTTCGGGTTCCGCGAAGCTCGGGATAAGATCGCCGTTTCCGACTGCTTACCTGTTATCGTTGCCTACCCCGGCATCTGCCCCGGAGTCGGTGGCGTCGGTATCTGAGGTGGGCCTCCACCTGGAGGCGGTGCCCCCATACCGGCCGACTGTGGTTGTTTTTGCTGTGCTTGCGCCAAACCTACCTTGAGGGTGGCGAGTGCCTTCTGAATGAAGGGGCGCATCGCTTCATCCTGAATCCCGTTGAGGATTTTCTCCACGGTGCCCACGGCAAGCTCAATCGGATTCTTCCCCATCTGCTGCTGCGCCTGACCAACGCCCGCCCCAAACTGCGGTCCAGCACCCATCTGGGCTTGAACATCCGGCGCCATCGGCGGCTGTGTCATTGGAGGCATGGACTAGAATCCGTTCTCGTTGTTCTGGAGCTTGCCGGTCTTCACGTTGACGCTCGTGCCCTTTGGCGTGGTGGTTGTCATTTCGCCTTCGTCTATGAAAGTCCCCACCTGATCGAAGGTTCCCTTGCCCAATTTTGGGCTTGGGGTAGCAAGGTAGTGGCCCTGCTCGATGTTCTCGGCCATGCCTGACTTCTTCATTGGATGCTCCCCTTGAGGTGTGATGGAGGGGCGCTGTTAACGCCCCCCGTTTACTGCTGACTGCCGCGAACTACTTGCGGCCGTGCTTCCGTCCACCCTTGCGGCCCTTTTTGCGTGCCATGGTGTAGTCCTTTCCGGGGTTGCCCCCTGGGTTTTTTATTGCGACCGATCGCTCGGCCGGCGGCCTCCACCGCTGAGGTTGCCCCCAGGAAAGATTTGGGGCCTCTCGGACAAAAGAAAAGCCGCACTCAGGATTTCTCCCTTGCGCGGCTGCTGCGGCCTCTCCGATTTCTCGGTAACCGCTACTCTTGCCCTGTGAGAATCATTATCCGCAGTCCGTGCTTCGTCAAGCGATTTCTTAACACGCCTGCAAAATTACTACTTGAAGCTCTGCTCTTTCACTAGCCGAATGTCGATGATCCCGCCGTTGTCAGTGCCTTTGATCGTCAATGTCCAATACTGTTTGGAATCAACCCCATTCTTAATCGCGGCAAGGATTCTCGGGATGTCCTGCTCGGCTATCTTTTTGCTCATTTCTGAATCGGCCATCACTTATGCCCCGCTTTCGGTGGTGCGCCGGCTTGGGCCTGAGCCATTGCCGCGGCCTCAGCCTTCAACTCTTCATCGTTGGCCTGTTGGTCGATATTCCACTTGAGGATCTTGAATACCTGCTTCCGAGATAGGTCGCGTCCCTTGCGTAGAGCGAACGCAATCGGAACACGCTCCTGCTGCTCGACGTGGAGTAGGGTTCCGCGCTCCGTGCGATAGTGGTAGCGCCTTACGAATGCCTCTGACTGGATTCCATCAGGGATGAGCGAACCTGGCCTGTCGTCCATGTCTTCCTTCGTGAGACCGGCCATGCCCAGCAACTCCATCCGGCGCTCGGCGCTGTAGAACTGCAAGGCGTCAGCGCACCACTGTTGACCAATGTCGTCGGCAAACCATTCCACGCTGCGGCCCATGACCCGGATCGGGGTGTTCTTCGCCATCTGAATCTTGTCGAGAGAGTCTCCTGAAGGAACCTGCTTCTTCCCGAGCGCATCCCCGATTGCCGCGGCTCCAGAACTCTGCTTCATCGATTGGAGAATCTGCGTGTAGATTTGCAGGACGTAGGTTGGCAGAACTGGAGGCGTCTGCCACGTTGGGGGATGTGGCGCGTTCTGGCTGTAGGTGATCTTCAACCCCGGCTTGGAACTGTCGATCGCCTTCATCGCGGCTGGATTGATAGCTGACTTGGCCGCCATCAAGGCAGGGTTGATCGCCTTCTTTACCGTCTGGAGCATCCCAGCCATCATCTGATTCAAGATGTCCTGCTGGCTCATCCAAGGCTTCACTACGCTCATCGCGTACTGCTGCCACGGCACTCCGTACAACCCAAGAGAGGCGAACGGCTTCTTCCGATGGAAGTAGGGGTTTGGCTGGTCGTACAGGGTGACCCGGTTGGCCCGGATGAATAAGCGGCCTCTGGGGTACAACTTCTTCCCCGGCTCGACCCAGTATCCCCAAGGTGCGCCCTTTGGACCCATCCAAATCTTGTCTCGACCCTCATTGATCGAGTCGTCTTTCCGGTGAAACTGCTGCACTTCGGCCTGGGGAAAGTTGCTCTCGTAGGATTGCTTGTCACCTGCCCCCAAAAGCCGCTTCATGCCCGGCGACAGCGGCGGGTACAACTGCGGCGATACGCCCATCGGACTCTGTACGTCGACCGTGTACCGGCTCTTGGTCTCCTCGGCCTGAACATACTTGCCCATCGTCGGGTAGGCCCGCTTGATCCACGCCAGCGTCCGCATCCTGCGATAGACTACGCACTCGTCTTCCTGAAGGTCTTCACCCATCCCCAACCGCAGAATCGAGCTTGGCGGCAGAGCCTCAAGGGTCAAGTCGCCGTCTTCGGGATCGCCGCTGTCTCCCCTGGCGAACGGGTTATAGTACAGCATGGCCGGCGCCGAAGTGAACATCGCCCACATGATGCAGAACGCCATCCGGCGCTCGTACCCGGAGGTCGATACCCAGCCCTTATTCAAGTTGTTGAGGATTTTCTGAATCTCGGAATACTTGCCGTCGTTGGAGATGTCGACGATGTGCGAGGTGGGCCGGATGTCCGTGATGAGCCCAACCGTCTCCCAGAACATCGATAAGAACTCGTTCGAGACCGGCTTCGCCCGGTAGGAAGGCATTGCATCCTTCCACTGCATCCCTACTAGATAGTCGAGGGCGTTGGAGATGTCCTTGAGTTCAGGAACATCCTGTTGGAGTGCTATCCCCTCCTCTACAACCGAATCGCACCAGTTGTTGAGTTGGGTGTAATACTCGGCTCGTGAGGAGGTCCGCTTATCTTCCTCGCTCGGCTTCTGCCTTATCTCGGGAAAATCGTCCAGCGTCATTGGAGTTCCTATCAAAACCAGTTCTCTTGAAGTGCCATCCGTGTCCGCTCTTCGATCCAGAGCTTGAGTGGGGTCTCCGCATCCTTAGCCTTCGCCTGAGCGGTTGCGAACTGGTCTCCCAAATCCACGATAACCCTCCCCGGCGACCTCGACTCGTAAGCCTTCAGGTCTTCTACGGCTGCGTCCCGCTCACCCTTGGCTTCGTCTACTTCACACATCTTCGCATAGACTATGCCAACAAGTTCACTGGAATTTGAGAACTTCTGTCCAAGGCGGTCAAACAGACGCCCTTTGTCTGTCATCCCAAGGATCGTCACTTCGCCCTCGGCCATCTGTAAAAGGATGTCAACTACCCTGGCCGAAACTGCCTCGTCACTCCCCCACTGAGCGGATAAATCGGTCTTGATCCGCAAGGGTATCTTCAGGGTGATCGGCGTCTGCCCCTCAACAGGCGGGAACTTGGCCGGCCCTACCTTGAACTCCATCTGAGGCCCGTCTGCGTAGAAGGCCGCGGTATCAGCCCACCGATGATTCGAGTTTGCCGGGCAGGTCAACCTTCCCTCTGCGGCTGAAATCTGGTTTGATTGTCCTGTTTCTCGCTTGCACTTCGGACATGAGAATTCTGTCTTAAAAACTGGCATTGTCACCCTCCATTGCATCCACCACTGCATCCCTAACGTATTGCTCCAGTTGAACGATTGGAACAATCCAACTCGTATCGTTATTTGGGCAGGAAACTGGCGCGTTGTGATACGCGATACATTGTCCGTTCACCCAAACAAAAGGAAGTATCATCCCACAAGATTGGCACCGCGCCGTCTGAAAACCTACTACTGACCCCATACTCCTCCTCTGAATCCAAAGTTTATACTCACTGATACAGCCATGAATTCTCGTCATCCGAGTCTAACTCTGCCTGATCTGCCTCGTACTGGGCTATCGCCTCTGGAGTTATCAGCTCCGGATCGATCCCGTCCTCGTACATGCGCGAAGCCGTCCCATTGCCGTCAAACACAGGGCTGTACTCGCTATTCTGAAAATCGCTAGGTACTTTCCTTTCCCCCAATCCCTTCAGGTTGACTGTAGCGGTCGCCCCCGCCGTCCTCACGATACTGCTTCCGATGTTCTTCTTCGACACTCGCTCCGCTTCATGCTGCGAGTTCGTCGTCTGAATGATTGTACCGAATCGGTCGAGGATTTTGAATTCATTCTGCTGCTTTGTCGATTCCTGCTTGCTGGTCCCCTCCCGCATCTCGCGGTACTCAGCCTCGTGGCCGCAGTAAAGAGCGATGTGAAGACTCATCATAAGGTCGTCCCTAGCCCCGTCTCCCTCGGCTCCATCTTCAGTGAAATCATAAAACTCGTCGACGGTGAATTTGTCTGGAATGTTGAGCAAGTCATCAATCAGCGTCTTCGACATCTTCGACATCAAGGCCCGCTTGGTCTTGTCATTCGTCCAAAAGCCGATAATGTCGGTCATCCAATGAGTCAGTTTGTCGAGGTGCTTGTACCGATAGATGTTCTCGTACTCGTACTGGCGGACCAACTTGTTGTTCGTCACCATGCCCATCGAATTTACTTCCACGGCCGCCAGAGCCTCGTTGTACATCCAGCAAATTGCTAGAGTTACATCAGCCAGCGACTCGGGATCAATATAGCCGTGCCACACTGCCACCACTTCATCCTTCGGCAGGTCTAGAGATATGTCGATTACCGTGACTGATGAGAAGTCGCCGCCGTCGTTTCCAAGGCTCACGTCCACCCCTACGACATAGACCGCGCCTGGCCGCTCACGCTTCCATACACTGAAGCGGTTGTGGTGCTTTGGATACTCCAAGTCGGCAGTCGGCTCCACTTCGCGGACCATCACCTTCGGCCGGCCAGCGTCGAAGTCGTAACTGATCTCCCCAATCCACTTCGGGTTCAGCACTCGTTTCATCAGCTTGTTGATGATGCCCAACGGATATGCGGTGACTGCGGAGGTCTGGAAAGACTCCTCTGCGGTAAGGCTGTATTCCTGATTGAACATTTTGTCGTCGCCATCGTTAGCGATGAATTCCTGAATCCTCTTCCGGCGCCAGTTGAAGACTTCGTTCTTCATCGCGAAGCCGTCTTTTTTGAGAACGAGGGATTTTATCTCTTCCTCGTCCTTCGTCAACGTAAAGACTTCGCCTTTGGGAATCGGCAGAGAGTACGTCTTTTCGCGCCTGTAAAACGGAATATAGACCGGGTTCCAGTCAATGTCTCCAGCTTCCGCTTTACGCCACATATTGTGCCAAGGATTATTACGCCCCTTAGGGGTTGAAATCATTACATAGAAGCCGTCGGGGGAGTTGAAGGTTGGGAATAGTGCTTTAGTAAGTTGGCTTGGATCGGTCCAGAACGGCAACTCGTCGAGGTGGGCTCTTGCGAAAGTTTTAGACCTCCCCACTCCGGTCGGCTTGTTCCCGTTGTCTCCGTAGATGCGCGTCTTCAGTCCTGGGCGAGTGATTCGCAGGGTTTCGTCTTTCTCATCAAAGTCGATGAATTTTCCGGCCTCTTGATAGCGAATTCGGGGACGCATCCACCACGGTAAAAAGTCAAGAGCCGCTGCGTACATATCGAGGATGTACCGGGTCACATCGGCGTCCTGAGCTACGACGATGGAGTTTACATGCTCACTGAAGATTGTTGCCGCGAAGACTTCCCCTGAGACATACGTGCTGCCCCCCATCTGTCGAGCCTTGTTGACGATTGCTTTTACGCGTCCAAACTGCTTCTCCAGCCGGCGGAATTCGTCATGCAGAATCTCCTGCGAATCCCAAAACGGGTACAACCCGGTGAAGCCGCGGTCCTCAGTTTTGATGGCATAGTAGTTGGATAGGAAGTAACGTCGCTCAGTCATGCAGTGGAGTATCTCTGCATCTATCCAAGCATTGTCATCTTTAGAAAGATACTCGCGGGCCTTCGCTTGATCGCCACTGTACTTTTGGAGATGGAGGTCCAACACCTCAATAATTTCTTCTAAGTGAGGATTTGCGCGACGGATTCCCATTTACTCGCCCTCTTCGTCGTCATCCTCATCGTGTTCGTCGTCGGGAGAATCCTCACCCTCATCTATATGCTGAGGAACTGCCGTCACTTGTGGGGGAAGCAAGTTGAAAGCCTGAGCTTGAGCACGAAGGCGTTTCATCCTCTCTTCCGTAGTTTCAGTTGTTCCAAGGTTCACTGTTGGTTGATTGTTATTGTTCACTTGGACAGCTACCCCCGGCCCCTTCGGCTGCATCCCTATCACCAAATCCCGCACAAGACGGGTTCCCTCAAGCCGCGTCGTCTTGTCGTCGACCGTCACATACTCATCCTTGCCGGTCTTGAGGTTCTTTTTCATCACCACTTCCGTAGCGGTCAGCAAGCCGTGCAGGGTCTCTTTCGCCTGCGGGATGGTCGAGATTACCAGATCCCGCACAGCCAACTGCAACTGTCCCTCAGTGTTCTGCTGTTCGTACACCTCGATCGACTTGATCGATTCCACTACCGTCGAAAGAGACACTTTTTCCGACTTAGCAATGGCCGCAGGTGCCATCCCACCCTTCGCCTTAATGTAGCGCATGAGGTGACGGGCGTCTCTCGCTGCCGGCCGTCTTGAAATGGCTGGGCTCATACGTTTGCTGTTACCCCCGGCGGATTTTCCATCGGGTCAGCCTCGGGTCCAGCCGCGAACCCTTGGCCGCGGATTTCCTCGATCTGCTCTTGCTGGACAAAATCTTCGTCGGAGGTGTCGATCACTTCGGTATCCTCCACCGCCGCATCAGGAACATCAGCCGGAGACGCTACGAAAGGCTGCCACTGAGGGAATGATGGAATCGGTCCACCCCTCGGCCTCGGCTGCGCTGTAGGGTTGGCTGCTTCCCCTGGCTCTGCCTCTGGCGTCCCTCCGATCATGGCTGTCCGAAGGAACTCCAACTCCCCCGAGAAGCGATGCAAGGCCACGGCGACCTCTTGCTGAGACTTCACCAACTTTGGTATCCCGTTCAAGGCCGCCGTCAATTGCTTGGCGCCAGCGCCGATCCTTCGAGCCAACACAAAGGTTGCGTAGGCCGCTGCGAGGATCACCGCCCCGGCTAGGCCGCTGAGTATCTGGTTCATATCCCCTCCACTAGCGAACTTTTTAGAATGTCGAGATTCCAGTTGTATTTCTTGGCATGTTCTTTCTCGGCGTCCTGCATGGCCTTCCACTGGTTTTCATCGAGATAGATGAGAGGGTCTCCGTCCATCACAAATGAAATCACATCACTTGAGCGGCTGTCGTCCATTCGCATAGTGTGTCCAGGGCAACCCATCTGGCTGCAATCGTTGTTGCACTTGTACTTAATGTCAGGTCCGATGTTCGTACCCATAATCATACCCTCTCTGTCAAAAAGTGAGGAATTAGTCTCCCGCACCCTATTGCCACCCTGAATGCCTCGTGGAGACTCGCCGATCCCCCTCTCTCAAAGATCGTTGCCTCTTCAAGCAATCCAAGGATCTCGTCATCGGCCGCCACGAACTTTTCTCCGTGATACTCGATAACTGTCCCCTTCATCCACGTCTGGTTCATTTAACTCCACCTCGACAAAAAACTTTCCCACTTATCTTTCACTTTCCCAACCCAAGGCGCCAACGGGTATACCTTCCCCCCAGACTCCTTAGCAGCCTCTCGCAGCTTCAAATATCCAAAGAAGCACTCTTTGCACCCTTTGGTTATCGAAGACCCAAGTTCGATTCGTGTTCCGCAGGCAGAGCATGTACCCATCACACCCTCGCTTCGGGAACCTTGACTTCGGTCCCGTCCTTCCGTATCCCCTTCATCTCCGTGTTGCTCACGTACACCTTCCGGTCAAAGCCGTAGGAGCACCCGCGCTCTTCGTTGAAACACTCGTAGCGCAATGAGTCGACGCCACGGCGCCCCATCTTGACCGTCATGGTCATTGCCTTACCACAGCCGCCGCAAATGACTGTTCCACCCTCAAGCGGTGACTGTTCGGGAATGCTGCGCCTGGGTACTGGTGGTTGCTCTGCCATTGTGTCCTCCTCGTGTGAGTCCAAAATTTGGACTCCCATTCTGTTTGAATGTGTGCTTCCACTGGTGGAACTGATCCAACACCTTCGACTTCTCCACCACACTCGCTCTGTCTACAAAGAATGTCCCCGCCAAGTGATCTACTTCATGCTGCACCACCCTCGCATCCCTGCTGGAGAAATGCCAGTCTTTCACAACTGCCGGCTCTTCGATCGAACTCCCTATTACGTTGATGAATTGCATCCTCGCCGTAGGGCATCGGTTTCCGCCTGGAGGGCAACTTATGCAGCCTTCGGGATATTCTGTCTCCGCTCCGTACATCCTCTCGATATGAGGATTCAAAAGCGTCAACCGCTTCCCTCCCGATAACCTCACCACTACCATCTGAATCGGAAACCCGATCTGTGGAGCGGCCAACCCCGGTATCCCAAACTCGTTGATGACCGCAAGCATGTGCGCTTCAATGTTCCGAAGGTATTCTAACTCTTGCGGGTAGAGAATTTCGATCTCAAGATACGCCGATTGCGAAACCATCTCTGACCCGAAGAAATAGAGTTTCAAGGCTACCTCTCCACGAACAGGCTTTGAAGTTCCCATAGCGTAACTTTCAACGCCATCAGGGATCGACGGTACTTCCCGAGACAGAGTATTTCGTCTGCCCTCTCACGCCATAAATTTCCAAGGTGGGCTTTCATCTTTGCGCCGCCTTTTCCGCCGTCGGCGTTTTGGCTTCATCGAAGCACGAGACGCATCCCAGGGTGTTGCCGCAAGTTGGGCAGGCCGCTTTCTGGCCGCGGCGGTAGGCTTCGATCACTTTCTTATCAATGTCGCCACTCGTCAAGCCATTGCCAGCGTACAGCAAATCTTTGATCGCCTCCGGAACTTCCGGCTCGGGCGCGAGGAACATGCGGCGCTGCCACGCCAACAATAAGTTTTCGATCAAATGAGGATCAATTTCTCTTCCTGCCCCGAACTGCACCGTGGCAAGAAGTTTTTCAGTCTGCTCTGGTGTCGGCACCACCGGGTTCTCCGACAGCCAGCGAAGGGCCGCTTCGAGAATAAATATCGCACCTCTATCTGCCGTTACGTAGGCGTTGTATGCCGCTCGACCGACTTGAAGCATTCCCTCTGGAATTACGACACGTACTGGCTCCTTTGGCCCGCGCCAACCCGAGAATGTCATCTTTGGGTTGTCCATCATCCCCTCCCCGGCACGATGATATTCGGCTTGTTGGCCTCAGCACGCATCAACACCTCGACAGCCTCCGGCAACTGCTGCCCCTGGATCGCCTGTAACCGCTTGATGTCATCCTCCAGCCACCGCCCAGGCCCGGCCGGCCCCGGACATACCTCGCCGTGGAACTTGCACCTCCCCCGTTTGTCGCACGAACACCCCTTGAACGTGTCAAGCCGCTTCCGCGCCTCACCCGTGAAATCCGTCCCATCCTCCCACACTGGAGGCATCGCGTAGTCCGCAGTGAACAGCATCCCGTCCGACCGCAAACCCGCCGCTCGGACCATCAACACCTGATTCTGCCCGAGAGGAAGAAAAGCCACCACGTACCCGACACTCTTCCACATCTGCACTTCGCCACGCACCGTCTTCTTGAACGGAACGACATCACCATACGTCGACGGCGGATTCTTGCACTCAGCCGCTACCGCGTTGATTGTCTCCATGTCCCCGTTCGCAATCGCCTCTGCCGCTCGTTGTGCGCGATCCTCGCAGATTTCCAAAACCGTTGGCTCTTTCGGTGCAGCCGCTTCAGCCGCCCGCTTCTCCGCCCTCTTGTCGATAATCTCCATGCCTACCTCCTCATCCCTCTCCGAGCCCGCACAAGAGCCTCGGCCACCGCGTCCAGGCTGTCCTCATGTAGACCCTCCAGCCACTTGTCTTTGTCGAAAATCTCATCTACCTTCGGGTGATCCCGCCACGGCATTTCCTTGGTGTGCAATAACTCATGCACAATCACAACTTCCAAATCGCGCCGGAAAACCGCTCGGTCTTTATCCGTCCGGTCTGCCGGATTGTACAACCGAATCTTTTGCCTGTGCCGGCCGAACGAGTGCTTGCAGTCTCCCAGGTTCCCGTTGTTGTCTTCTGGCGCCATCAAGATAATCTCGAAGTCTATGTGGTCAAGCCGCAACTCTCGTTGCCAGTACCCCAAATGCTCCCGCGCAGCCGCCAGTTCTTTCTCTTCCGCTTCTGTCCCCATATCAGTTGGCCTTCCCCGGTTTTACCGCCAAAGCCGCCACTGCCGCTTCCCCTGCCCTCCGGCACATCTCCGCGTTCTCCTCGTTCAACCGCGTATGTATGTCTACCACCATCAGCTTCGCCACATCCAACATCCCCATCTTCATTACAAAATCCCCCGTTGACGACATCATCTCCAAGTCAACCTCACTGTGGACAATCACTAGCACCGTAGGATGCTGACGCACCAACGCGATCTTTCCTAAATTATCAATCAACTCCTGAACCCCAATGTCCATCCCCACCCCCGTCTTACCCTCTCACAAACCATACAACCCACACTCACAAAACACAATACCCTGCAACTGCTAAATTTAAAATCTCCCACTTTTCTTGAATTGAAAATTAAAATCTCAAATTCAAAATCAAATCTATTTCCTGCCTACATCAAAAATGAGAACTCGGTTTTGTGCTGATGGACATAGTCGCCGAAGGCGACGGGGTACCCGACCCCCTTGCCCCCACCTGTGCGCGTCGAAGGAGGGGCGGCGGCGGCGCGGCGGTCGAGCGGGGCGCGGGGCGGGCGGGCCGGGCAGGGCAGGGGCCGGGGGGCCGGGTTGAAAGCGGTGCAGCCTGCCGGGCGGGTGGCGTCGATAGCTGGCTGGGCTGGGGAAGTGCGATGTAACAGGGTGGTACTGCGGTGCCGTCTCCTACCTTATGCCTCTCTCCTCTTGGATGCTCTGCTCTTCCCTCCCTGCGGGGCTGGCGGCTGGGGCTGGCTGTGGGCGTCCTGCGGCTGGCGTTTGCCGGGTGCCGTAGTATGTCCACCGATGCGGCGGCGCGTCCTGGGGCAACGTCGTGCCTCGTTCCCTGCCGGTTCCGCCCCTGGCCGGGTTCCGGGCAAAAGAAAGCCCCCAGCCGAAGCCGGGGGCGTGAGTCCAAATTCTGGAGTGCTAGACGAAGTTGGCGTGATTGAGGGAGCAGGCCGGGCCGTGGCCGTCGATCTCTCCGCACTCGTCGCAGCCTGCCGCTTCGGCGTCTATTGCCGCCTCCGCCTCTGCGGCTGTGTCGTACCAACCTATAACCTGACCGCGATGGGTTGCCTTAAACCGTGGCGTGTTGACGATCGCTGTACGCTCCTCGCATGACCGCTCCTCGCTGTGCTGCTCTCCGCATAGATCACAACTTGGAGTGTTGCCGATCCGCGTCCTGCCGCCGTCCTGCTCCATCTCCGCTATCATCGCCCGGTTCGCTGCTTTCGCCTCTTCCGTCATTTCCGAAGTCTCGCAGTCCTGCCGGTCGCTGGGTTCCATCAGGGCCGCCGTGTGCGCGTTGTCTGCCACTCTCAAGGCTAGCTCTGCCGCTACCTGACACCAGCCCGCCAGTTCTACCTGTAGCAAGTGGGCCTGTGAATGGTTGCCGCGCTCTTTGAAGCATCGAGCCGCTACCAGTTTCCCTATTCTCTCCGCTGCTTCCATGTCTCCTCATCTCCTCCGGGTTCGCCGGTGCCGTGCCGTTGTCCTACAGAATACCTGCCAGCCAGCCGAACAGGCCGCAAGCTGCCGTGAAGGTAAAGAACGCAATCGCTATCTTCTCTCCTGCCGGGAGATCAGCCACTATCCGCCTTGGTTGAATCGTCGGCGCGTAACGGCCTTCCGCTTCCAGGTGGTAACGAATCGCTCTGTCGGCGTGAGTCTGGGCGTCGAGGTTTCGCCGCTGGTCTCTCGCTTGCCGTGCAAGTGCCTCTTCTTTGTGGGCGAGGGTGCGAAGCTGGAAATCCACATCGTCTTTGTACCCTGCCGGTGGCATGACTACTGCATAAAGGTGTGTGTGGGTGATCGTTGCCAAGTTGCTCATCGGTTGTTTCTCCTCTCCTCTTACTGTGTCCCTGTTTCCTCCTGACGGCAAGGGGCCAGCCGAAGCTGACCCCAGTCCGTGACGGTGGCGCCTATTCGCAGCCAAGCCGCAGTATCCGGCGCCGCGCTCGCTGTGCCTGCTCCTGCCTGAATTGCTCTTCCTGCCGGTCGATCTCCTGTTGATACCGCGTCTCTTGCTCCACGGCTCCCACGGTTGCCGGAATCATCCCCACGAATCCGGCGTTGATGGCGTTCGTTAAAATCCGCTCCATCATGTGCATTGCTCCTGCCTCCTCTTGCGGTTGTCATGCGGTTGTGGTTGTCGCTGATACTACCAGCGGTGAAGAGATCCGATTGCAATAGTCGTCAGGTGCGGGATTAGCCGCAGGCTGAGCATGGCGATTACCTTGAACAGTAGAAACATGCTTCCCCCTCTCTGCTGGCTCTCTGTGCTCCACTCTCTGAAAGATAGGTCCAGACCCACACCAGCCGCAGGCCGGGACCGCATCGGCAAAGCTAACGCAACTATGCCGACAGTTAATACATCGGTACGCTACCAAAGCAGCGGGTTGTCTCCCGTCCCGAAGAATAGCGGGCTGTGCCGCTCCATCTTGCCAGATCGGGCCGAAATATCGCCTCTGGTAGACCGTAGGCGCGTCTCCATCTCCTCGCGCTGGCTAATGGCTAAGGCTGCTTCCCTGTCCTGGTCGCAGGTTTCAAGGCCGGCGAAGGTGTAAACGTGGATGGGTGCGCCCTCCGCTTCATTGCAAATATCGCAGAGGCCGGGACGGTGGCCCATGTAATCAACTGCCGTGTATTTGTGTGGGCTGTGCATACTTCCTCCATGCCTCAACTATCGCCCCAAACCGCTAAGGGTTCAATACCCCTACTTGCAGCCTTTCATGTGGACGCCACCCAACGCGCCACACTTCAAGCAGCCGCTCGACCTGGCCGCTGGTTTCGCTTCCTCTTGAATGATTATCGGTTTCGGTTTCTCTTCCTTTGAGACCACGGCTCCAGGACTCCGCGACTCTACGACCACGGGATCAACGGTCTTATCGTCACAGTTCCAGATGCGGCTCTTACACTTCGCGCACCTGACCGGCTTCGCCTCACTTATCCAACGATGCCCGCACAAATCACACCTACACTCAAATGCCATCACCTGTTTGTACATGGACACATAGTACCACTAGGGTTGGACACATAGTACCGTCGGCGAGTCTAACACACTCATCAACGCATCTTGATACCTCGATACAATTGGCACTATTGCGCCATCTAAGAGGGCGCTGGAGGACGGCGAGACGAGATTACCGCCGCGTCTCTTTCGCGTCCCTGGCTCCGTGTTCGTGTTGGCTTGGGCCGCTGCGCTGGCTGTTTCGTGGATGTTTTGGGCTTTAGGTTGGCTCAGGTGGGGCTGGCGCTGAAGGGGTGAGGCTGGGGGTAGGGGGATTCTTGTATGGGGAAGGGCAGTAGAGATTAGGGGAATTTAGTATAGGGGTGGGTGGGTATCGCTGCTTTGTTTAGGGTGAAGCAACGATACCCGAGGGTTTACTTTTCGTTTGTTGGCTCCGCTTCAAAATAGTTCTTCTGTCCGCGTACGGGCTTTCTGTCTTTGAAGCATATAAAGAGGCATGTCTTCACGTGTCGCCAAGTGTGGCCGTGGTAGAAGATTCGTTCTACCTCCTCTCCGCAGTGTTTACATACTTCCATTTGTATTCTCTCTTTCTTTTGGGGTGCCTTCGTTTCCTTCCCTTGGCGGCTGGGGCCGTCTACCGGGCCGCGATTCCCAAGGCTTCCCAGTTCCGCGCCGCCTGTTCGTTCTTCGACGGGTAAACGATGCACTTCGGATAGTTGGCCGTTGCTTCCACGATCCGGTTTATGGCTCCCTGTTTGGTCCCGTACCATCCGAACACGTTCGCTGGGTCCGTTGTTTTGTAGCAGCCCATCATCTCCGCTACCCATCCGCCGCTATTGTCTTGACGAACGATCCCGCGCTTGATTCCGTCCACTTCGATAAATGAAGAGTCCCAGGGCGTGCCGTCGTTATCTCGTACTCTCACAGTCTTAACGTCCATTCTCGCTTCCCTTCCTTCGGTTGCGGCTTGCGCCGGTTATCGGTCAGTGGGCAGGGTAGGCAGTAGGAAACCTCTCGGCCGAGTAGGGCGCTCCAATCGGTTTGTCCTAGTGCCGATGCTTTGGCAGTTCGGGCCGCGAGTCCTTTCCCAAGTCTCCTACCGCCTGCGCTGCCCACCGTCGCGGGTTGCGCTACGATATTTCTTGCGCCTCGGCGATCTCTTCGGCTGTGAAGAAGCGCCGGAACTTGGCGTACTCCTCCTGCACGGCGCGGTACACGTCGAACGCCTTCATTGAGTCGTCAGAGTATCCGAAATCGCCGCAAAAGTCCTTGAACGTGCCGGGCTCGTTCTTCTCGATGCAGGCTAGGAGGTCGTAGGCTTCCGGGGTCTTCTTGGGTCCATTCATCCACGCAGACAGGCCCGCGTTCTCTGGCGTCACTGGCCGTTTGATGCGACCGTACTTGTACAGCCCCACCGCAAACCGGCCTTCCTGTTGCGCCTTCCGATATTCCGGCGAGCCGAGCGCGTTAAATTCCTCGTCCGCGTAGCTATTCCAGAAGTCAAAGGCAACGTGCCCGCGATCGGTGCCGCTGATCGTGCAGCGGTAGTGCTTGCCGTGAATGTGGCTCTTCCGGGGGAAGGTGTTTACCTTGTCCATGTCCCGGCCTGCCTGGGCGTCTTCGCAAAACTTCGGGCAGTCGTCGCCCACAAGCACAGACCGAAATTCCAGCCCATGCGCCTTTAAGAAATTCTCTGCCTGTTCGGTGTATTCGCTCATGTTGTCCTCTTCTCCGTTGGTTGTGCGCTGGCTCCGCGCTGTGGTTAGGCTTCCTCAAATTCCGCTTTGCGGCTGAGGTAGCCGGGTTCGTGGGTGTCGTTGTACTGCTTGCAGATCGCGCGGGCGTCGGAGTATGTGACGTGCTTCCTGAGGTAAGTTTTCTTCCCCACCCCTGGCTCCCTTCCGGTTGCCGTGCGCCTCCACCAGTTGCGAACAAACACGTTGTAATAGGCTTCCATCTTTCCTCCTGTGGCTCTTGCCACTCCTTCACTGTAACGCGGTTCCTGGCGTTTGCAATCCCCCTGCCCTGCGGCTTAAATCCTGCCTTCCCTCCCGCCGGCCTGGGGCTGCCGCCGGCCGTCCTGTCCTTCGGATCTCGCCGCAAAAAGAAGGCTCCCGGCGCTCTGAAAGATTCCACGACACCAGAACCCCAGAACACCAGAAGCCCACGAGTCCAAAATTTGGAGTTACTCGGTCACTTCCTGCCAGTCGGTCGCCGTCAGGTCTTCGGCTGTGAGCCGGGGAAGCCGTCCGTCGGACTCCTTGACGCATCCCGCGTAAGCGGTGAAGATGTAGGCGTTTGCGTGTGTCTCTGGGCGCTTGATCTTCAAAACCTTGTCGGGGTTCTGGCTGTGCTGCTCTGCGAAGTCCGCGAGCGTCTTCCCTGCCTTCGGCTCCTCGACAATCTCCCAAGAGCCGAACGCCTTCCCGTCCGGTCCCGGTATCTGCGCGTCCATCTCTCCGGCCATGCCTTCGTTGAAGATTGCCAGCCGTTCCGCTACTCCATGTAGCGCGTGAGCTATCGCCGCCTTCGGCATTTTCACTCCGTCCAAGTCAATTACCAGTTTGAATTTCATCCTCTCCCCCTCCTGCGGCCTACCATCCACCGCTGTAAACTGCCTCGTCAAAATCCGCTGCGGCCATCCCATCCCATAGTTGCACTCCTCCTCTGTTCTCTTCCCCATAGTGAATCGTTAACGTTGCACCATCGGCAATACCGCATGACCGATGACGATCTTGCACACTGGAAGGATAAAAAGCTCAACCAGTGCCGCTATCAGAAAGCCCGCCAAGATGAGGTCGTGCCATCTCTTAGCCCTCAACGCTTCACCCCAGCCTTCTCGGCTAGAAGCAATACCTCAAGAGGAGAAATGCTCATCGGCTCCCGCCCGCTGGCTTCCCAGGCTGCGCTTCCCCTCACGGCCTCGGGGCAAACGGTTGAGGCTACGTCCATTGGATCGTCGTCCGGCTCTGATAGCGTCTCCTGGCGATAATACTCACGGGCTCGGTCAAGCGCCCACTCAAACTCTTGATTGTTGCGGTCGCACCAGTGCATGAGGTCGCCCAACAGGTCGCCCAACTTGTCGCAGTCGTCTGCTCCTGTCTCGGACTGAAAAGCATCGAGCGCCACCCCTGCCCACTTCGCCCGGTCGTCGTTCTGGCCTTCCGGGTCCGGCGGCAGTGCGTCGTCCTTCATTGAGCAGGTGCGGCAAAGCACGCCACCACAATTCCCATCCCGCGCATAGCCTTCTTTGCTGATCGGCTCTTCGCCCCGTTCGCAGTTGCTTTCCGGCTCGTCGTCCTGATGCTCGAAACGTGCGGCCTCTTCCGCATCGAAAGACGTGGCTCTTCCGCAATCTGGGCACTTGTCAATACCCGCGTCGTCTACTGTTTTTACCAGACCATGCTCAGGGCAATATCCCTCTGAGATGTGCGTGTCTTCGTGATCGACCATGTTGCAGTGAGCGCCATACGCTACGCCTTTCTCTCCACAATGAGGGCAAACTTCGTCGGTGTCCTCCTCTTCCACTTCCTCAACTCCCGCCTGCTCGTTGCTTACCCATACCCAGGCCGCTACAAAAGCCCCGTCTGCGCTCTGGCTCACCTTTGGGTAGTTCCCCTTGCAGTCTGGCCCGTCGTCGATCTCCAGTTCGTTGGTGACAAGGTTCTCCCGTGCGTACTCGATGAAGCCAAGCTCTACCGCGTTCGGAACGTAGGGAGTTTCCTTCGGCTCCGGCTGCTTCGTGATCTCCTCGATGCAGGCCACCAGCCCGTCTTGCGTCTTCGTTCCCCAGCCGGTTAGCCTGCGGTCATTACTTCCGCTGCTGCGGTCTCTTTTCAGAGAATCCCAAAGCAGTTCAACTACCTTCTCCTTAATTCCCATCGTTTCCTCCCCTACTCCCGGCCTAAGCCGCTGTTGATTGATCGCTTTCACCCCAGACCATTCTAGTCATCTCCGTTGCTGCCCTCATAGACAGATAATCCATCGCCACCCCATAGTAACGATCCCCATACGGAACCTTCCCGTATTCCGTCTCGTACCACTGACGGGCCAAGTAGTTGTAAACGTGCCAAAACTGCTCAGGCATGGCTTCTTCCTCCTGAATCATCTTGCCCCGCTCCAAGCCCTCCCGCAAGGCCCCCGTTTCCTGGCCGCTGTCGCCCCGTAGACGATTCCGCCGTGCTACGACGCCACCCGACAGCCGCCGGCTCGTCTCAGCCAATCCTGCTGCGGCCGTAGGTGGGTTTTGAGGAAGTCCCGAACCCCACGGCCAGATCTCACGACCAAAACACCGCGAGCCCAGGTTGCCCCAGGCCCGCGCTACTTCCAACTGAACTCCGGCGTGGCCGGCGCCCGTCTACCGCATCGAATTGCTCTTCTGATTGTCTTGCAGGTCGGTTCGTCGCATAGGGCTGCCCTCCTTTCCCGCGGAACACCACGGTTTTTACTCCAAAATTTGGACTGGCGTGCTCATGCGCCCGCCTTGTCTGCCGGGGGTGCTGCGGCGCTAGCAGCCGCCTTGACCTCGGCTGGCTTTGCGTATTCACACCTACGACAACGCCATATTGGAGGGAATCCGCCCTTGAAGAATTTGTG